GCCCCAAACGCTTATAGATATGACTTGCTTGTCAATCTCTGCTGAAAGACGCGCATTTTGAGACCTGAATGTATCTAAAAGTTTACGCGCCTTTTCATACTCTTCACCTGCTTTCTCAGCGGCTATAGCCGATGTGTCAAACGCCGAGCCTATTTCTGCAATACTGTCACCGACAGAACCACCGAGAACTTTTATTCTTCGGTCTATTTCTGCCATCTGCATTTTAAGAGCCTCGGTTTCTTCCCCAGCGTCTGCAAAAGCAAGCTTAAATCCAATGACTGCTTTTGATGCTAGTAGCATAGATGACATTAGACCTGTTATGATTAACTTTGTAAAATTAACAAGGACTTTCATCACCGACTGAAGTATTTCTTTTGTTCCTTCCCATGCTTTATCAAATATAGTCAATTCATCTTTACTTGTAGCAAACATTTTACCAAGGTTAATAAATGCTTCGTCTATAAAGGAAAGCTCTTTTCTTAACTCACCAAATGCCTCAATAATAAGGTATACAGCCCCTATTATAAGACCAACAGCTAATACTACTGGATTAGTTAAAAGCGCCTTTCCAAGTACAAGTATAGCTTTTCCAGCAGAAAGAACTGCATGAGTCATTGACTTAAACGCGGCCGCTAAAGCGCCTTTTGTTATTATTGCTAAATTGCTCATAGCTATAGATAAAGAAGTAACTTGAGCAGTCTGTACACCAAGAGATGCTGATGTAAAAGCCATTGCTTTAGAAAGCATTAATTGAACAGTAGCATTTTCAGCAATCACAGTAGTAAGTATCTTATATACTGTTGTAAGCCCCGCTATTAATAAAATATAACTTAAAGTGACTCCTGATAATTTTAGAAACACTCCTAAAAAATCGATTAAAGCCCCTGCTGCTTGAGTGAATACCTTTGGAAGGGCTATAACAGCATTTACAAGATTCGTTTGAGCTACAATTAATGCTCTTGTAACATTTCCCTGTTCCCCAAGTGTACGTTGCAAAACCTCTATCCGCTTTGTTAAAAGAGCATTAGCGCCAGCAATATTCTCTGTTTGCTTTTCCGCTGCATTTAACACTCTATTGTGGTTTTCGTAAATAACACTAAGTTTTGCTAGCTGCTTTTCTTGATCATTCATAGAATCTATGGATTTACCAGACTCATGAACGTATTTCGAATGAGCAAGAGCACTGTCTTGAAGGGCTATTCCTAAGTTAAATGCTGGTTCTGTTGTTGTACCTAATCCTTTTACAAGAGCAGTAGTAACACTAAGCATATCTTTACCGCGACTAGCAGCCACATCAAGAGCAGCTTCAAATATTTTTATTTGATCAACTGGTTTAAGACCAAGAGCTACGGCTTCATTTGAAATAAGATTCACACTTTTGACAAGAGAATCAGTGGAGGAAGATACTTTATTGTCAGTCTCTTCAATAATAGACGACCACATTGCAAATGAATTTACAGCCGTTTCGCCTACCTCGCGTGAAATACCCTCGATACTAAATTTAAGATTAAAAAGTGAAGCCTCAAACTTTGCTGCCTTTTCCTCAAATATAGTCATTGCTCCTATAAGTTTGTCTCCAATAGCTTCAATAAACTCTCCAATAACACTAAGAGCATAAACAGATGCCGCTGTAAAAGAACCTATAAGCAAAGAAGCAATCGCAGAAAGTGTGCCTATAGTTTTTAAAGCCTCACTTTCTGTCTCTCTTAAAGCAAGTGACAACCCCAAAAGAGCTGGAGCTGCTATTCTACTTTTTTCAATAAGACCAAAAATACCAGGTGTAAACGATTTGTGTACTACTCCAGAAAAAGAAGTTATATCTTTAGAAACATTTGATACAGAAATACCAACATCTAATAGATTAGTCCGTAATCTTGGTGAAAAAATTGCGGCTACATTGAGTCCGATAATACCTAATATAGACGTTTTTAACACAGCAAAAGTTGTGTCTAGTGCTCTAAGAATACTATTAGCACTTTCCGCTTTTTCATATAGTGCCTGAAATAAACCACCTTCTTTACTTCTAATAGCTTCCATTTTTACGGATAGATCTTGAAGATTTTCAGAGGCATCAAAAATAGTATCCGAAAATTCCTTTTGGCCTTTTACCCTTAAAATAAGTGATAAAATACGCAACATTTTAGATAAATTACTTATGGATTTAGGGTCACTAATCATTTTTATAATGTTAAGAACATTGGAAACAGATGAAGTAATCCCTTCTACTGCACTACCAATACCAATAAAAGCATCACCAACAGATTTAACCACCTTTACCTGCTGCACAGTTGCTTGAGATACCGAAGTGACTGCCTTCTCTTGATTTAATAAAATTTTATTATACTTTCCAGCTGTCTTCATAGCCTCGGAGTATGTCGAATTAGCTCCTTTTAATTGCGCATTATTGGCTTCTAGGGCAACAGTAACAGCTTCAACTTGTTTTTGAAGCTCTTCAGATATTTCTACAACATCAACAGATTTGCCTTCAAGGGATTCGTAGCCTGCTGTGGCGTTGTCTTCAACAGATATCTTTATCTTGAATTCTTGATCTTTAGTGATCGCCACAGCAAGCCCCTTACTTTTTGGTTCCAAACGACTTTAGAATAGGCTCTACAAAATCTCGGACATCTTCCCATATACGCCCATAGTTTCTTTCCTTCCACCTATGGACAAAAGCAGGAAAGGCTTCAACGAAAACACTGTCCTGCTCATAAAAGCTACCCTCTCCGGGTAAAATACCTGTGTACATAGCCACTTTGCACTCTTCGTAAACTGTCGCGAGTCCTTCATACCAAGTTGCTTTACCGGCGCAGAAATAATACTCAAGGCTCTTATCATCTATCTTCCGTGGCCGCTTCATGTTCTTGAAACCGGGCTCTTCGCATTTTCTCATCTTCGCATTACTTGGGTTTTTTCTGCACAGCTTACAATCAAATAATTTTCGGCTGCCCTCTTTAGCAAAGTTGAGATCAACTAGAGCCTCAATCAGTTTTTTGTATGATCTCTAGCGCCACTACCAACAAGGTTCGAGTACATTGTGAATATTTCACTTACAACGCCTATTCTGTCTAAAATAACGAGTACTTCGTCATGAACATAACCATCTTTATCTTTTCTAAATTTGATGGCTTGTCCTTCTTCCAAACCCTCTGGATTTTGAATGTCTTTTAATACATATTTTACCACTTTAAACGACCAGTCGCCTATGGTCACTTTCGGTCTTTTTGTCTCTTCATCATGACCGCCAACCATCGCATTTTTGATTCTGGCCGCTTGTTTTCCCTTCATCTCAAAATTGCAAATGAACTTAGTTGGTTGCTTGCCGTCCACGAACACCAGGTGTTTTTGATCGCCTGTCGCTTGATATTCATCGAAATCACTTTCTTCCGTGTCAACGGCATCATCACTTTGAGATATGATTTCTACACAGTTGAACTTCTTAAATTGGTCTAATTTAATCGCCATGGGTTTCCTCCATTAAAAGTTGTATCTGTCCATTTTTACCATAAAAAAACCACGCAAGCAGCATTTTACTTACGTGGTTTCCCTTAACGAGGAGGATAAGACAAGCTTACCCAGGCACAAACTTAATACCAACCAACAACAATCGGGTCTTTCGAACCTGGTGATGACTCATAACACATACCCTCTAGGGTTGTGGGAGTCGGCCCTGACTCGGGAACTTCCAGCGGCGGCACCGCTGGAATCCACTTGGAAACGTCAATTTTCAAGTATCTTCCAGATGTTGCGCCGAGTGTGATTACTGGGTCATAGCCTTCAAATTTTGAGGCTTGCACCACATCAGCAAAATTGTCGTTGGATAGATCAAAAGTGACAGCATAATTGATATCTAGGCGCTCACCTGCAACAAATCCACGATTAGCGTCTGCACCAAAGCAGTTGTCTAAGTCGTTGTGATTGTTGTTGAAAGTAAGAACTAGGTTCGTGATGCATATGTCTGAACCCGCTGACTTCATCTTGAAAGATCCCTCAAGATCAGTGTAGATGTTGTCACGAGCAGTTTGCTGCACCGCGCCTGGGTTCCAAGGAACAACAAAGCCGTCTTCAGCTACTGAAACAGCTGAGTTTAGTGTAAGTGTATCAGTTGCCGCTGTTATTGAATCAATCTTAAGACTTCCATCAGCACCTGCAAGGATTGTACGCCCGTCTGGGTCCACGATCATCACGTAAGCGCCTTCATCATACCTGTCGGTAAGATCAGGGTCCACGATCACATTGGCACTTGCAACGACAGCAGAGGCAATCTGAGCAATACCAGCGATTACTCTATTGGCAGCTTTTCCCGACCAGTCACAAGTAGCTGGGCCATCACCTGGGAATGTCACAGTGTTCTCTCGAACGTAACTACCGGTGTAATACTCACCAAAGATTGTGCTTACCCGCACAAGGCTGTTGTAGAAGTTTGGAAGCCCTTGAGTGTGCTTGATCGATGTACTCGAGACAACTGTTTCAGTCCCGAGAAGCTGTTCCCAAAGAAGCCTTACAGCTGTGTCAAGAGAATCACCTGCGTCACCAGACATATTGATGAATGTCTGAAGCGAATATTCAGCAACTTTCTTTTGCTTAATGATCCCTGCGTGAAACCGCCCATTTCTATGAGTGTTTGACTCAACAGGCTGGTTGAAAGTAGGGCCACCAGTTGTGTAGAGAAGAAAATCTTGATCATCTGTACCAACCGCTTCGGTGCCGCTATTAGCAACGCCAAGTAGAAGGTCAGCCGCAACGTCGTTAGCAGCCGCCGCTGTAATCACAACGCTTGTGCTACTGCCAGTAAATTGACTGTACACTTCATAATGATCATCGGCGCTATCAAAATACACCCATACACGATTGTCATAGCCAGCGGATATAAGCGCGTTATTGATAGCCGTTTCTAACGCCGCTGCAATCAAATCACCTGTGCTTAACCCAACAAGAGACGCGATAGTTGCAGTAACATCACCGATACCATCAACATCTATTTTGAGTGAATCATTTGTACCACCAGAAATATCTGTTGAAGCGCTTGTGTCACCAATAGATTCCCCCTGTGTTCCAATGCGCGGCGCATTAAACACACGTGGTGTTGCCTCTTTTCGCAAATAAATAGCACTATCAAGACCTAAGTTGAAGCCTTGCCGATCACCTGCATAAATTTGCGCATAATCTGTTCTTGATCTGTGTTTCATAGATAACTCCTAAATTATTTTATGAGTAGCAAGACTCTTTACTGTTGCCGATACTGCGTTATTGCATACGTATTCGAAGCTGCTTGAGCCGCCACATACATCGTCTCAAGAACGCCTTTTTTGCAATTCTCGCACACAAAGCACTCGCCTTTACCAAGTCGTGACCCCAGTGTTGTTACCTCCGAAGCCCAACCAAATATAAGATACGTAGACGTATTCACCGCGTCATTGCATAGGCTAAATCCACGAATATTCGAAACAATATCTGTAGAAGTAATCGCAAGAGCTGTGTTTATTGCCCCGTCTGTAGTCTTAGATATATCTGTATGCGACGTGTCACCATCAGCTATATCTGTACTCGCACCATACGCAGAGTTTGTAATCGTAAGCGTAGTTGTGCCAGTCACTGTAAACGGCGTGCCAGATATAGCTTCAAGGGCTGTCTTTGTGTTTCCACAAACTGTTGCGCCAGTGTCAGCAGTTGCAATGTCTATCTCAATAAGAGTAGCACCTGCAACAGTAGGAGCGGAGCTACCATCATCAACATCGTACCAAGGTGCGTATTTAACGGCGTCAAGAGCAGAGTAAATAACAAAGTATTTACCACCCAAGTTTCCACCAACATCAGCTCTGCACTCAACAGAGCTTACTTCTAAAATATCGGCGTCGGCCGAGCCTCTTACAAAGGATGCTTGGCTTGCGCGTTTACTGGCATCACTAATATCTGCGTATGCTGAAAAGGACAGCATCAAAGCTGCAAGAATAAATAGAAACCTCATGATCTCACTCCCTATATGAATTCAAAAAAGAAAAATTAGCGCTTAAGCTGGATAACAGAATATCCGTTTGAGGCCCCTTGTCCCTCTACTTTCAAAAGTTTTAATATTGCTGGTTTACAATTCAAGCACTCATAGCACTTTCCTTTGTCTAATCTAACACCGTCCGTAGTTACATCAGCGGCTTGACCAACAGACAAGTATGTTGAAGACGCGTTCACTGGGTCATTACAGATAAGAAAGCCGTAAACATCACCAACAACAGATGAAGAAGCAATAGCTGCCGCTGTAGTCGTTCCAACAGTTGCGTGAGTTGTTGTAATTGATTTAATTCTTGAATCCTCTGAGCTAAACCATCCCGCAAAGGCAGATGTGGCAAACGTAGCTAGAATCATACACACAATAAAGTTTCTCATGGCTCACTCCTAAAGATTATAAAGTTTAGTTCTGTAATGAACTCTAAAAGTCACAACTGTGATTCTGTTAGCCTCTATCATATTCAAATCAGCTGATATAGGCAATGGAACAAGTTCGGTAATGGTTGAATGAATCGACCTAAATTGGTCCTCTCTCTGCGCTGTCGGGCTGTTAGCATAAAGCGCCTTATACACACTGCGTACAAATTCAGCCATTTCAATATCACCAACGCTTCCATGCTCCCAAAGCTGTAAGTCAAACTCCCACATACCGTTATAGCACTTTTGCTGCATCGAATTTGATTCAACTCTATTTAATTGAAATATAGTTGGTAAATCATATTTTGGAAGATCAATGCCCATAGGTATTTGATCGTAATAAACTTTCTTTACATCTGTGCTGTACCCATTAGACGCGGTGACAGTCGCAAGCCTTGACGCCATGTTCTCCATAATTTGACCGCGTATGCTATCTGTCAAGTTCTTCCCCTAAGTACTTTGCAAATTTGTCTGGGTAGTTCAAAAAAGCCGCCGCGACAGCAGGTGTTAAAAATGGTCTTGGTGGTATTTTTACACTATCTTTCAAGTAAAATAGTGGTTCCCACTGCTTTTTCCTTACACCGCGTTCTGCGATGTAGTTGCCTGTCCATCTTGCTGCCATATTGGGAAATAGATGGTAATAAGCAGGGTTTGAAAACAAAAGGCTCATAAACTCGCGTGGGCGCATCCTTCCGGCTTTTTTATAATTTGGTATCCATAGCTTTTTTGCCTTAACAGGCTTAACGACGCCACCAGGAAGACCGCCACTACCATACTCTTGGATACGCCCATAAGGAATATTACGAACACCTAAAAATGACGTCGGTATGTCACTGCCATCTCTTTCGAACCCATAATACTGCGAATTAAAAAGCTGCCCTGATAGCCGCCTACCATGAAGCCCTTTAAACTGCCTTTTTTGATTCCTCAGTGCTTGCTCGTGCGCTTCCACAATAGTAGCCACTTGGGCTTTAGTTGCAGCCTTTTTCACAGCACTCGTTG